CGGTTTTGACCCAGAACCCAGCGATTTCGCAGGCGTCACCGGTAAGGGCGATAAACCCTGTATCTGCCGTGTTCTGATGAATCCGGCAGGCATTGGGGGCACCGAGGTAGTAGCCAAGACCGGCGGTAGAGAGTAAGTGCACGTTGCGCTTGGTCATGGTCAGCACTGCCGTTAGATCGTAGTCATCGTTGTCGGGAGAAACAATGACATAATCGTTGCGCTCGGAAACAGTGGCATCAAGCGCCGACTGAATCGTGGTGTGCAGAAGGCAGCTTCGGTCGTCGTTGTAATACTTCTTCCGAGCTGCATAAAAACCAGTAGAGTAGTTGGGATTGGCGGTCTGCATAACGTAGTACACGTGCCCGACACCAAATGTGTCGATGCTACCTACGGGAACACCGCCCCATTGAAAAACCTGGTCAGCAAAAACGCTCATTTTTAATCCTTCGAGTAGGAGTACGACTCGTCATTCGTGAATCCTCCATACCCGTAAATGTGTGGCGGGGGCGTCTAGCCGTCCCCGCCTATCCGTGTTTGAAACTCGTTGGCGTCTAGAAACCATTTAATCCAGCCGCGTCAGCTAGCCTTGCCGCAAAAGAGCCTACGAGGGTCGCCCCAGCCGTAGGTGAAGGCCTGCATGGAGGTGATGATTCGGTCGCGCGTGTTGTCAGGAGCGTCCTTCTCAACGAAGTCCGGTTCCTTGGAGGTGAACACGTTGAAGTCGTAGTTCCCGTTTTTGGCGATCATGAACCATGTGGTTGTTCCGGTCAGGCGATGATACTCAAAAATCTTCAGGCCCATTTCCGGCAACACGTTGATCGTGTTGGACAGTTCGTGCGGCTTGCCCTCGGTACCGAAAATTTCCTTCGCCGTGATGTACAGATTGGGGTGAATAACAAGGGTGGTGGGAGTAGCCCCCATCCAAACTCCCAGGTCGTTTTTCAGCATGGCGAAGTAGTACCGCGCGTCAGCGATGGACGACACCGACAGGTCAGCGTTCAGGTAGTTGTCGTAGTTGTCGGCGGTGGAGCCATCCAGGAGGCCTGTGTGGGTGTCGTTGGCGATGGCCAAGCTGTCGAAGCCGGTGCCGCAGGTCAGGGAGGTGGAAGTCATGTTGTTAAACATAACCGCCACTTCGGTGTCCTTGGTCTCTTTCATAACCTGGCCCAAGTCCTTCGCCCATTTCTGCCAGAGCTTGTACTTGTTGAAGAAATCCATCTGCCAGGTCATCCGGAACCCGGTGCCGAAATACCGCTGCGTGTAGCTCTTCTGGCCCCCATATACGGGACCCTGAAGGGGAATGTTTTCGCCTTCTACAATTTCACTGGCAGGCGAAAGTCCAGCCAGGCGCTGATCTTTCTCGACGAGAAGGTCCGTCTTGAGATCGTTGGTCACCTGGGGGTACTCCAGCTTAACTTCCCTCGACGTGGTGTCGAAGATTTTGCGCAGGGTGCCTGTTTTCATCAGGTCTTTGTTGGTTGATTCGTCAAACCTAGTTGTGATAGTAGCCACTTTCTTTCTCCTTCATTCCCTGCGTCAAGCGCTGGCCGTAAGAAGGGCACTTAAGAAGCGGACGTACAGACGCCCGCCGCTAGCACCCTCGGTATCCCTGGGATCAAGTGCCACGCAATACACGTCGGTTTCGGCACTAGTCTCTGACAGGGTGTGAGCACCGGCAGTAAACGTAAAATCAAGCAGGTCACCGACCAGCGTCTGGCCAGTCGTCGAAACATAAGCCGCGGTAAAAATCGAGCTTGAGTCGATCAGGTCGACCTCGCCCTTCGTGGCCTGCGTCCCAGTAGCGTTAAACCGAGCGATCCCGTCGATGACACCAGCGGTGGCGATAACCACCTGGCCACTGGAGTCAAACTTCACGAGATCACCAATTTGAAAAGAACCAGAAGATGACCCCTCTTCCACAGAGACCACCATCGGGTTCCCAGTGATTCTTTGTACAGAAGCCAATTTTTCCTCCGTTAAATTTGCCTAACGGATGATCACAGGTTGCCGGACAACTCCTCCAAGAGCCTGTCGGGCATCGGAGAGCCGCCCGCCTGGGCGTTATCGACTTTCACCTGCTCGTTGAATTGCTGGAGTCTTTGCCTCCCCGCAAACCTTGACAGTTTCATGCGATCAGCTTCCCTTTGAAGATGATCTTTCAACGGGCACTTAACCCAGATAAGGTCGCCGTAGACGTAGTGCCCTTCAGCGTTGGGTTCCACACCCTCCGGCCAAAACGGGTCCTTGTCGGCATTGACCTCCGAGTAGTGGTCGATGATCTTCTTATCCCTAAGCTCTCGGTAGTTGTTGCTGGCATCCCAGCGGGACCACGTGAAGAACCAATCGGGACGCCTGGGCTTATCTCGGTAATTGACGTACTCTTTCTTGGCGAGGTGTAAATCGCCTGTAGCAAGTTTCTCGATGGTCTTCTTCAGACCCTTCTTCAGGTCGATGGGCTGTTCACCCTCTTCCGTTGCCACCGTTGAAAAGCGTAAGTCAATGGGTTTGATTTCCCGTAGTCTCATCTGGCACCTCCACGTCTTGCCCTAATCTCATCCGCAATAATTTTCCTTGCCTCATCGTCGGATAGATTCCACTTCGCTGCCTCCGACCTGTCGGCCTCAGACAATTCGATGGTATCTTCCAACTTCTCGTCCTGTACCCTTGTAGGGGAGGGCTTTTCCGTAGACGGCTTGGACATCGGTTCCTTCTTTACGGGAACGATGTAGTCGTACTCCTCGCGCTCCAGTCGAATGTTCTGGGCAACGCGTTCCCAGGTCCTGCCATCCCTAAGCTGCGACGGATGAACAAGGCCGCCCCTGTAGGTGTTGTAGAGAGCACTCTTTACCTCGTTCTCGATGCCCTGATACAGCCGCGGGTTCTTCGCGGATGCCTCTCTCCAACCGGCCTCGTAGTTCAATCGAGCCTCGTAATCCTGCCGCGACGACTCAACGCGCCCTCGCTCTTCCGCCTCGGCATCAAGCTCCTGCCTAACCACGTTACGCACCGAGTCTTCGGGGTTATCGTAGTTAAATTTCACCGGCTCTTTACGAGGCGGTTCAGGAGCGTACGTCGGCTCCGGACGTCGGTTAATCTGGCCGCGCAACTCGCCCAACTCCCTACCCTGATCACCAAGTTTTCTTTCCAGTTCTTGGTGCATCCGGATAACATCGGCCACGCTCTTGCCAGCGTACGGATCGCCCGGTTGCTGCTCCGGCGTAGGCCCAGCCTTCGGCTCACCAGAACCATCGGCCGTATCTACCGGCGTTTGGTCTACCTGGTCAACCACAGGTGTCTCTTCCATTAGCTTTCCTCCGTCCTTAAAGATTTTCTCGGCTTCAGGTCAAGGATGTCCTTGACGAGCCGCCGTAAAATAAAATCAAAGGCCTCTATGGACCCCTGATATTTTGCGATCTCGTGATCCGTCTCGCAGTGCCTTGATGCGACCATGCGCTCATCGGTTATGCGAACGTTCATGTCTTCCCAAAACAGCGTCTTCTTGATGGCCTCATACTCCTCCCGGAGCTTATTCGCATAGAGCGAACGATCCATCACCTTCGGCTTGCGCGTCATGCCATTGCCCCGGGTGGCATCTGTTCAGGAGCAGGGGCGCCTTCGCCAGGCCCCGCGCCGGGAGGCGGAGGCTCGCCTGTCTCGCTACCAGGTGGTGCCTGCATAAGGTCAACCGACTGCGCTATCGCACGCTTCAGGACATCCGGGGGCATAACCGATATAAGTTCGTCTGCGTCCCTGATGTCGTAGTCGTCCATGATGCGCCTTACCAGCTTGACGCCTGACTCGTACTGATGAGCCAGCCAAGCCTTGAACACGCTCGGCACCGCCGGGCTAACGATGGCCTGGATGATACCGGCGTTCTTGGTCATCCAATCAGACAGCATGGTGTAGACCGCGACGTTGATCTCGCGCCTGATCTCCTGGTTCACCAACTCGCTGGATGCGTACAACTCAACCTTCAGTCCGTCGCGCAGGTACTCGGAAGGAAAGTCAATGGACTTCTGTTCGATCTCCTGGCCGGTCCCGCCCATGGTGTACTTATAAGTCGGCGTGTACTGCGCGAAGCACTCGATGCACATGAAGATCAACTCGGCCACGTCATCACGAATGTGCTCGATGCCCTCTTTGAATTTTTTATTAGCCTCTTGGACCTGGGACAACTCGACCTTCGCAACCGGTCTCTCGGCTGTGTTGATGCCAAGAACGTTCGGCGTTATCCCGACGGCCCTGTCGGCATAGCTTCCGAGCATCGACTCTTCCTGCACGGTCGCGTAGTAGTTGCTGTTGAGTTCGACAATTTTAATCGAGTCTTCCAGGTCGCCGTCAACCACCTCGACCTTTCCCGGCGCCATCTTGTAGTTGTCGAGCGTGCCACCGGCCCGCACGAAGATCAGCGGACCATTGATCTGTGTCATGCGGTCGATGCGCTGATTCACCAGCGTGTCGATGGCCACTTGCAACTGCTCTAAAATCTCGGCCACGCCCTCACCATCAAACTGGTATTCCACTGGGTTGAAGCGGAAGGCCTGGAACGGGCGGAACCCGCTGAAGATCGGGTTGTAGATCGCGCGAAGAATCTGGCGCGATTCCTTGTGGAAGCATACAACGATGTCGTCTTCCTCTCCGTCTTCGTCGACGTCGTAACGCAGCCACAGCTCCCAAACCTCGATGGGCTTGGTGGCGTCTGTCTTGGTCAGTAGCTTACCAGCGCTTTCGGTGGCAGACTTCTTGTTGTCGCTGTAGTCGTCAGCGACGATCTTGCTGACCGCCTTTGTGTCGTAGTAGCCTTGACGGGCCTTAGTCTCCAACTGCGGCTTGCGGTAATAGGTTCGGAGACCAACCAGGTAGGCGTCTTGAATCTCGACAGCATCGGACGAGATTACGAAGTCCTCCCGCGGCACAGGGAAGATGTCAGGCCCGTCGTATGTCGTCACCGGAACCTTCACGCCCTTGCGCGAGGTGCCTTCCAGTGAGTATTTCGTAGTCGTATCATCGACCATTTCCACTTCGGTTGCGTATCTGACGACGGTTCTCTTCCTTGTTTCCGGAACGACCTTGACGATACCAGTACCCGACTTGTAGCACTGGATCAGGGGGGCCAGTAGTTTCGACTTGATCTTGACGATGTTGCGCAGCCAATGGTTGATCCCCTCTTCGATCTTGGGGGCAACCTCGATCATCGACTTGTCGTTGGCCTTCACGATCACCGTCTTTTGCTTGTTGAACAAGGCATCCAGGGTCCTGACCAGCAAGGCGTCGGTATCAGACCGGGTGATCGGGATGGCGACGTTGGAGGCGCGTTCAAACGGCCAGCTCTTCTTGGGCTTCTTGCCCTTGTACTGCTTATGCCATTTGGCAATATCCCGGATGCGGGTAGCCTGGTTGTTCAGCTCCTGATCCAGAGTCTCACCAACGTGTTGGGAAAGAACATCGCGCAGGGTCTCGCCTGACGACGTCTTACGCGTCAGCTTAACCGGCAGCCCGCCGAGCCATCCGGTTGCGTCTGACTTCGACTCTTCCGGCTCGGGGATGGCGTTGCTAAGGTCTGCGCTTACGTCTGACTTGGACGGTTGTTTTTTTCTTGGCACTTCCGTATCTCTCCGACAGCCGCCTACGCCGCGGCCTCATCAGGTCCTTGTTCTGGCTCTCGTCAAAGCGGGTGGTGATGGTCATCGCTCGATCTTCTTTTTCTTGTCTGACCAGTTATGCTTCTTGCTCCCGCCGTGCACTCCTTTGATCGTGCCCTTGTTAGCAGAGGCGTAGAAGACCTCCTCACCCTTCTTGGCACCGTACTCTTTCTTCATGCTTGACATGATCTTACGACCCTTCTTCGTCAAAGGCATCGGTTACCTCCATAAAACGTTCCTCGCCTGGAAACAGGTCACTGATGTGGTGACCATACAGGCCTTCCAAAAGTCCATCTAGACCGCGACGGTTGTACACGACTTTGGTACTTTGGCGGATGGCCTCGGTGTAAACGTCAGCGATCTGTTGGTGCGTGCTCAATAAACACTCTCTATATCCAATTATAGCGAAGTTTATATAGAAACGCCCTAGATTGTGATTTTCCCCCGAGAAATGCTGACTTGACTTGCTACGAAAAGAGGCCTAAAAACCAGTGCCATAGGCGCCACAGCCATCCGTGGCGCCTGACGGCTACATGCAACACGACGGTTTTCACCACAGGCTCGTGGCGGTAAAGGTGATCTCGTAGTTGCCCGGAACGACGTCCTTTGCCAGGACGATAATCACCTGGATACCTATTGGGAAGCCCGGAGCAACCGTGTAGGGGCCTGGATTCCCTATGTTTACTGCCATCCCAGCCGGTATAGGACCAACTTCCAGGTTAAACTGCCTGGCAAAGTCGTTGACGGACTCCGCGGTGATGGCGAAAACGATCTCGTCACCGGCATATCCGATCAGGTTGTCATCGGAGAGGCCGAATAGGAAGTCCTGCTCTCCGTTGACGACGAAGTGGATGGTTGCAGCCTTGGTTATGATGGCCATATTACTTTCTCCTCAGCGCTTTTGCACGCGGTTTAGCCTCTTTTTCACCCTGTAGCCTGATGCAAGCGATCACGCTATCAAGCCCGGATAGCACGTCTTCTCGCAGGAGCGTATCAAGCTCGTCAAGGTGCGCCCGCTGTTCGCCCAGTAAGTCAAAAACGTACTTAGCGAACGATCTTCGGTCATACCGCATGGCCGCAATCAACCGTTCCGCCTTCTTGCACCTATACAATGCGGCAGTAGCAATGACAAGTGCTAGCATGGCGATCACGTAAGCAGAGATGGCGTAAATCATGTTTCTTACCTCACTTTCAATGTTCAATATACATCGCCGTAGGCCCCTTGTCAAGACCTTTTTTGCATTTTTCAAAGAAAATGCGAAAAAGAGGCTTGACGACCAACACCGACAATGCCAGAAAACTACGCTGGCTACCGGTGCCAGCGGAAGGTGGATAGCTGGCACCGGCGTCGTCTACCT